CTTGACATAGACGGTCGTGCCGTTGGCCTGGCCGTTCCGCTGGATCGGCTTGACCACCATGTCCTTGTACTCGCCGGAGACCAGCTTGGCCGCGACGAGGTTGTTCTTCAGGAGTTTAAGGCCGACGTTGGCGTAGACCTTGGGGGAAAGGAGGGAGTTAGACACCTTTGGGGTTCCTTACGGAAAGGAGCCGCCGACTAGCCGTAGGTTTTCTCGAAGGTCGCGAAGTCGTCCGTATCGGGCGCGACTTGGAAGCGGCCTCCGGTCCCCCGCGCTTGCGGGGGTGGTTCCGGGGCGTCGGTGGCGGTTTTGGGGGACGGTCGTGACGCCGTGGGCGCCGACAACCGGGCTGCGAGTTTTCCGATCTCAACGGCTTGGGCGTAGGGATTGAGTGCCGCGATGCGACGCGCCTCTGCCGGGTGTTTCGCCATGTGATACGCCAGGGCCGGCGCTTCATCGGCTGCGCGAGCGGCGTGCTGCATGACTTCCGTCATCACAGACGCGGCGCGCTCGTAGTTGTGACCGACCACGTCATAGAAGTCCGGGGTCTGACCGGCGAAGGTCTCGGCCCGCTCGTTGAACCGCCGACGTTCGGCCACTTCGGCCTCACGTTGGGCGCGCTCGCTGAACTGGCGCGTGACTTCCTGCCGGGCTTCCCAAGCGGCCTGCGCCCGAATAAAGCGCACGTCGTTTTCCCCATGCTCGTAAGCGTAGGGGCTTGGTTCCGGGTCTTCATCGACCTGGGGCTCGGGGTCGCGCTGGCGCTCTTGCGGCTGGGTGGCTTTCGCCCTCCAGAACTCCGCCTCGCGTTCGGCGTCCCGTTGCTTGCGGGTCAGTTCGTCGATGCGGTCTTGAACCGTTTTCTTGGCTTTGGGCTTTTCGCCCGCGCCTTCTGCGGTTTCGGCGGGGGCATCGTCCCCGAATTGCTCGTCACCCTGAGCGGGGGCTTGTTCCGTAACCTGATCGGCAACGGACGCATCTTCGGTCACGCCTTCCGGCGCGGTGTTGGCTTCTGACATTGGCGCTTTCGCGAAGTCCCGAGGCGCGTGATCCGGGGGCGGGACGAACCCCCCGGCGCGAAGCTTTAGCGTTGGCCTAGGCCCTCAGTTGGGCTAGTCTTCGCGGATGCAAGACAACACTATCCGCGCCGTTCACAAGGCGCTGATCGAAGCGGTTCCGTCTCAAGGCTCCGTGGACATCTTGGGGCTTGCCATCGTCGCCACGCAGACGCTGCGCAAATACCGGGAAGACATGACGTGCGGGCTAAACATCGACCAGCTAATCTGGTTGATTGACGATTACCGCGAGCGCACCGGCCTAGACGTTGATAGCGTCCCGACCCGGCAATCGTCTATTAGCCTGCCTCTTGAGACGTCGGCGGGTTGAGACGTTCGGCAAGGTCCACTTCGGCGGTCATCGCCTCAAGCGGCTTGCGTTCCAAATCCATGATGTCGCCCTGCAGCGCGACCTGTGACCGTTGGGCCTCGACCTCGGCCTTGACGGCGTCGGCCTGGGCCTTGCGTAGCTGCGCCATCTTAAGCGCCTCATCGAGCGGCGTGACGGCGGGGCCGGATTCCTGACCGACCGATTCGGCCTCGCGCATGGCCTTGATCGCTTCGGCCTGGGTCTTCTGAACCTGGGCTTCCTTCTCCGCGAGCGCCAGTTGCCCGGCCTGCATCTGCATGGCCTGCTGCTGCTGTTGATCGGCCTGTTGGGCTTGCATCGCCTGCTGACGCTGTTGCATCTCCTCGGGCGACAGGTCTTCGTCCTTCTCCTCGGCCATGCCGGGCGGGAGCGCCTTCTTGAGTCGTTCCGCGATCATGTCCGCGCCGGGCCAATCCATGTTGCGCGCGATCAGGTCGCCCGCCATCTGGGCGGCGCCCGGAACCGCCTGCATAAATTGCATCATGCTCTCGGCGGCCTCGACGCGCTTTGTGCTGTAGCTAGCGCCCGTCTCGACCACCACGTCATAGCGGCCACGGTTGATGTCGATACTCTCCGGGTTCATCGGGTCGTTGATGCGCTTGACCTTCACCGCCTCGTCCTCACCGATCACGCGGATCGTGCGCGCGGTGTCGTAGGCAATCGGGATCAGCGCGTTGATGACCCGCCCGGCCTCGGCAATCGCGGCCTGGAGGTTGTCGTGATAGATATAGCTCGCAACGTCGCCTTCACGCTGGCGGGCGATGATGGCCTTGCCGCTGGTCTCGTTGGACGTCATGCCGAGCGAGGCGTCGTGCAGCCCGGTCGTGTCCTTGATATCCTGGGTTAGTATCTGGCTCTCTTGCAGCACCGCGCTGTTGAGCGTCGGCGGCCCGACGAACTCCGGCGACACCTGACCCGACCAGATCAACAGGTCGTCGTTGTTCTTGTAGGCTTCCCGGAACGCCTCCTGATCGCCCTCGGTGTTCTCGTGCAAAATCCACTTGCCGTTGCCCGCAAGCGCCAGCATTTCCGCCGACTTCGAGCGCCAGTAGTTCCGCAGGCGGTAGCTGTCGCGGGCGAAGCGCACAAGCCCGAACCGCACCCGCTTGGCCCTGACGTTGATCTCCCAACCGCGCGCCCGAAAGATCGGCAGGCGGGGAATAGGTAGCTCGTGCGGGCCGGACAGGATCGCGTGGCCCGTCATCAGGTACATGCAGGCGTACTTCCGAACGCCCTTGCGGATCATCGGCTCGCCGTCATCGTCCAGCGCAACGGGCGCGGGCAACGGGCGCAACTTCTGGCCCTTCGACGTCCGCACGATCATGGCGGGCATCAGCGGGTCGGTCTGGTCAACCTCAACCGTCGAGCCGGTCGCAAGCCGCGCGTACGTCGTCGGCTCCGACTTCATGCGCCAGAACTCGACAACGCGGACCTCGTCGCGCTTGTACCAGCCGTTCGCGTCGGCCTTGGGGACCTCTAGCTCCGAAGGCAGCTCGTCCTTCCAGCGCTTCTCAAACGCCTTGCGGGGCATCGCCTCTTCAACGAAGCACCACTCCGCGTCACGCGCCGTCCGTTCGACCGCGAACGGGTCCCACACCACCGCGAAGGCGTCGGGGATGTTCTTGATCTCGATGTCGCGCTCGAATCCGGTGTCGTCGGCGTACTTCAGCCCGACACGGAAGTTGCCGATGCCGCACCCGACCTGGTTCTCACCCGCCGCGATGTAGACACCCTGCGCGTCGTTATCCCGCTCGATGGCGCGGATCAGCCCCTCGCGGACCTCGGCCAAGTCCTTGTCGGCGTCTTCAGCAGGGCGCACGCGGATGGACGGGCGGTTGATCCGCATGTCGCCCACCACCTGGGCAATCTTCTGCGGTAGGTCGTTGATCGTCAGCCGGGGCTTGCCGGCGCGAGCCTTGACCGCATCGTCATCCCACTGGTCGCCGGCCAAGAACTTGAGGTCTTCGTCAGCCTGGTCGCGGTTCTCGCGGTCGTAATCGACGCCGTTCTGAAATAGCTCGCGGACCTCCTGGCAGAACTCGGCCTCGTCCTTGTAGCCCGGTGGCACCTTGGCTTTGCGGGCGGGCTTTTCGGCGTCGTAAGCCATGATCACCTGCCCATCCATGTGTTGCCGCCCGCGTGAACGGGCCGCCGTGCCGCTTCCCGCTTCACGCGGGGCTCTTCATACGCAACCGCCAGATACCGGAGCGCGTCAGCGGCGTGTGACGTCCAGTCGTGCAGCGGACCCATCCCGAGGCGGCGCTTCTCGTCCCGCTTCTCGCGGTAGTCGCGGATCGCCCGAAGCCCCAGTTCGCTCCCGCGCCTGCGCGTCATGCGGCAGGATCAACGGCGCATAGGTGTAAGGCTTGTTCCGAAGTTCCCGAGCGTACCAATCGAGCGCGACCCCGTTGTTCTCAATGTAGTCAATCAACCGGACCTCACGCCCGACGAACTGCGCCAGCCAAATGACGGTCGAGTCGCCAATCCCCAGGTCCCAGGCCGCGTGGACCTCGATGCCCGGATCATGCGGCACGTTGCCGATCCGCTTCTCGGTCTCCGCGTCGGTCAGGACGCGGGCGTAATACGCGCCCTCGATGGCGGCCTCGAAACTGGTCTCTAGTTCCCGCGCGTACTCGTCCTCGCTCATCGTCGCGCGCATCTTGTCCAATTCCGCCTGGGGCAAGATGCCGGTCTCGCTCGCTCTCAGGCGCATCGAGAACCATTCCGGGTCCGCTTGTGCTTCGTCGTAGAGCTTCCAGAAAGCGTTGCGGCCCTTCGGCGTTCCAATGAACAAGGCCCGGCCTTCACGGTCCGCCAGAGCCGGGCGGATGACCTGGGACCACGCGCGCGGGTCCATGTCCGCATATTCGTCCAGCACCACGTCATCGAGGTAGATGCCGCGCAAGCGGTCGTAGTTATCCGCGCCGTAGAGCCTCACCCGCCCGCCGTTGGGCAGATCAACGCGAAGTTCGCTCTCGTTCGTCATCACGCCGGGAATCGAGGCGGTGTAGTGCTTCAGATAGTTCCAGACCACGTCCTTGGCCTGGGCGTAGTAGGGCGCGAGATAGGCCGCGCGAGGGTTCGGGTTCGGGCACGACAGAACCGCCCGGATCAGATCGTTGATCGCCGCAACCGTCTTGCCGGCCCGGCGGTGCGCCACGACAACCCCGAACCGCTCCGTGCGCTGATGCAGCGGCAGGAACGCGCGTCGAGGTGCGTAGGGGATGACTACCCTTCTGGCGGCAGCCACGAAAACGCTACCGGGGCTCCGTTCGGATCGCCGCCCACCTGAAGCTTGTCGCCGTACTTCTTGGCGTTCAGCTTCGACGCCGCCCAGCGCAGCGCGTCCATGCGGAGACGGCCAATCGCCGCGTCGGTCGCTTCCAGGGCCTCGTCAACCGCGCGGTCGGCGTAAGTGTCGCCCTGCATTTCCCGCGCGCGCGCATATTGCTTTGCGAAGGCGTCGTTCTCGTTCAGCCACTTGTAAACCGTGTTTTGGCCAGGCAGCGCGTCGCGGTCTCGGTTCGGCCCGCAAATGAACCGGAGGCTTTCGCCTTCAGCTATCCGAAGGCAGATGGCGTCGGCTATGTCTTGGTTGAACTCATACGGAGGGTTCACGGTTCCTCCTTGGCGGGTCAGTTAACCGTCGCCGCTTGGCGCTCGCGTGCTGCGGCTATCTCAGCAAGTGCGCGCATGTTGGCGGCGTAGACTTCCGATGCAATGCGGGCGTGTTCGATGCAGAACGCCTCGGCGTCGTCTAGCTCGGCTTCGGTGAGTGTGCTGATGGGCTTGCCGGCGTAGGTCATGTGCGCCTGAACCCTGCCACGCGATTGATCTTCGGCGGGTCGTTGCGGTCGTAAGCCTTGCACGCGGCCTTGCTGGTCGAGCGCAGTTCCCAAAGGCGCGACTTGGTTCCGGTGTCGCCGGCGTCCCGCATTTCATGGGTTGAGCCGAAGCCCAGGATGACAGGGAACTCGGGCCAGTAGTCCGAGCGGTTAGGCATCGGTGGGCCTCTGAGCGTTTGGGGTGTGTGGAGGTCGCCCGGCACGGACGCGCTGCTGGGCTTTAGGGTTTTGTTGCCCTATTCGCGGGCAAGTGTCAAGGGGCTATTCCGGCACTCCATCTGGCGGAACGGCGCCCGCAAGCATCATCCCGACCGCTTTTGAAACTTTTTTCAACGCCGCAACCCCGCGCGCATCAATTCGAGGGCATCAACCACGCGCGTTTGCGCGGCGTGCGCGGCGCGTTCGTTGCCGCCGTACTGCCGGGGCGTCATACCTTGCCCCGCAATCGCCACCAGAGCGCCCCAGACGGCGGGAACGCGGTCTAGACGTAGGGACATAGCCAAAAGCCGCCGTTGGGCCTGTACGCGCGTTTTTGCGGCCTCTATGGCGTTTCCCGTTCTGTCGCCACCACCGCCCACGGCGTCGTTGATGCACGAGCGCAGGGGAACGGGGCCGAAGCCTTCGCGCCAGAGGTCGCCCCATTGCTCGCCGATCTGGGCAAGCTCACGGTCGATCACACCGCGCGAAACGAGATAGGCCAGGCCGTTGAGGCGACGAACCGGCTTGGCGCGCTCCCCTGGTCGTTGCTTCGGACGCTCGAACGCTTCCCCCCTGCCCTCGGCAAGCGCGACAGTTTCGTCAACTCCGGTGGACACCTCCAGAGCCTCGGCCTTGGCGCGTTCCCGTTCGGCCTGGCGGACGAGGTTTGCGCGGGTGCGGGCGTGGTGGGCTTTTGCGACCGAAGCGAAGGCGCGGCTCTTGGCGTTACGAGCGGTCATTTACCAAACCCCTCCAACCGCCCGCAAGTTTGCCGCAGGACTGGCACTGGCTGAGATGGACGCTGGCGCCAAGCTCGCCGGGGTCGTAAAGTGAAAACCAGCGCCAGCGGTGCGCGCCGAACAAGCATTTCCAGGTCATCCCTCACCCCTCGCTTGCGGGTTGTTTGGCGTAGTCGAGGATGGCGTCCCGGACATTCTCGATATCGAGCATCGCCCAATCATAATCCGACGGGTCAACGTCCAGCTTCTCGGGATCGAACGTATCCATGGGCTCCCCAAGGATATCCACAATCTCAGCCCTCAAGGCGGCGAAGGCGGCTTTCAGCCGGGTGTCTGCGTTGCGGTAAGGTTCGGTCATGCGTCTAGCTCCGTTGTCAAAATGGGATTTCGTCGCCGTCCTTAACCCAGGAGCGGTCAAACGAACCTTGGAACTTGGAACCGGGAAACACGCGCTTTGCCTCCACCAGCGTCGGGGGCAGGGCGTCAATGATATTCCCGATTTCGCGCGCCGTATAGACCGCAACGAACCGACCGGACGCTTCAACGTCCGCGACTTCGGCGTCGGTGCGGACAAGCGCGGCGACGGTTCCGTTCGCAAGCGGCACTTCCCAAACCCAAGGCTTCACGGCGCGGTGGCCGGCGTCGCTTGCGGCTTGTGATAGCGCGGCCCATGCCCGCTTCATGGCGCCCGCCTGCTTTTCGACTTCCGCCAGCATGTCCCGCGTCAGCACGTCCGCCGCCCACGCGGCTTGGTACGCTTCCGACCACTTGGCCTTCTGCCGATAGAGCTTAGCGCGCAAATCATCAGAAACCAGCATGGGAAGGCGTTCAAACCCCCATTCCGTCTCGGCCTCCGAACGGGCGTTCTCGACGCCCTCGAACACGGCCTGGAGGGTTCCGGCGTCAGTGGGTGTGGGCATTTTCGGTCCTGTCATTTTTGAGGCCCAAGCAATTCTTTCCCGTAAATGGGGGGGGGATACCCTCCCCTCTCATAAGATACCCCCCAGGGAAAGAGGGAAAGAATTGCTCAGACTTTGAAAACATTGAAAAAAAGGGGGCAATTCATTGGATTCTTTCCCGGGGAAAGAATAGGTTTTTGGGGCTTTTTCGGCCCTCCGGCAATTCTTTCCCGAGGCCTTTCGGAAATGAATTGCCCTAACCGAGGTACGCATAGGCCCTCCCTTTTCGCCCCGCGCCGGGTGTCTGGGTTTCGATCAGGGCGACTTGTTCGGCCCCGATCAGGCCTTCCAAAATGGTGACGATAGCCTTCGCGTCGAAGCGGTGTTTCAACTTCCGCAACAGGTCGGAGTGCTTGATCTGTCGGTCGGGCGCCTCGCGTATCAGGCGCAGGATTTGCATTGCGCGGGCCTGGTTTTCGGTCTCGGCCATGAAGTCCTGGGCGTCCTGAATCATACGTTCGGCGGACCATAAAGCGAGGTCGCGGCCCCACTCTATGTCATCTTTTCGTACGGCTACGGTCGGTTCCTCAAGGTCGCGCCCGATGGCCCGGATCGTTGCCAGGCGGCACGCCATCTCCGCAACGCGGGACACAAGCGCCGCGTCATCCTCGCGCCGCTCCATATCCCGGCGCAGGACGGTATAGACGGCGGCGGCTTCCGGTGACGCCCAGTTCAGCCGCAAGATGGGGCGGGATTCATCGTGAAGCGCGTCCGCAAGCGCGCCCGAAACGCGGTCCTTGATCCGGGCAATGCCCCAAAGCAACGAACCGGGCGGGTCGAACTCATCCTCTTTGGGCTCGACCTCGTGCGGCTTCTCCGAAATGCGGATGATCAGGAAGCGGTTCAGGAAGCCGTTGAAAACGTCATCACCCGCGAGCGCCTTGTAAAACTCCTCCGGCGTACTCATGCCGCAGATCGACAGGGCCGGGCTTATGATGGGCTCTATAACGCGCCCGTCCGCGTATGACAGGGGCCGAAGCTCTTCAAACGACGCGCCCCAGGCGGTGCGGAGAATGTCCTTCACCGCCCGTTCGTGGGGGCTCCCCTTGGCCGATGCGATGCGCGTCATGTAGCCGCCGAACTCGTCGATAAACGAGACGTGGCGGGGGCTTTTGCCGAGCGTAGCGAACACCGCGCTCATGCTCATATATTGTGAGGGGCCGATCAGGTCGCCCAACCCGGCCGCTCGCAAAAGCCGCTTGGCTTGCTTGGGTGCGTGGTTTTTCCCCGCCCCCGTCGGCGCCAGGGCCAGCGCATAGATGTGCGTGCCGGACTTTGTCGGTGTGGCGTACTTACGCCCCGCGACGGTCCCCACGACACCCAGGGCGACGCCTAGAGCCATCGCCCGCGACGGGTGGCGCGATGTCGCCTCAATCCAGTCTATGATGTCGCCCAGCAGGCCCGGCGGGCGCGTCAGGTGGTCGGGAAAGTCGGAAGCGGGCGGCGGACCCGGTTCGGGCTCAAACACCTCCCCCGTCTCGGGGTCGTGCAGCGTTCCGTCGTCGTCCCTTGTGTAAGCCTTACTTGGCGGCGGCTCGCCCGGTCGGGGTTCGGCGGCGGCTTCCTTTAGCTTGCCGTTCCATTGCTTTACGGCGCGCTGCCACTTCCGGCGAAACTCGCTCTTTCCGCGCCCCTCGCGCTCCAGCAAGGCTTCCTTTGTCGCGTTGGGGTCGGTCAGGCGGGAACCCACCTTCTCTAGATAGACACCCCATGCGCGGTCAAACTCATCGGCCGCGTCGCCCGGAAATGGTTCGGTGTCATCCGGGGAGCGGCGACGGAGGTCACAAAGCACGCCCCATATCAGGCGGTGCATAGTTTCCTCGCGCTCGTCTATCTCCTCAAACCGAACGCCTTCCGCGCGGTACTTTTCGGCTCCTTCCGTCCGCGTACGCGCGGCGCCCCCGCCGGCCAAAGGCGCGTATTGCTCGCGTAACGCTTCGATGGCCTCCACAAGCCATTCCGGGGCCGGGGCGATGTCCGTCAGCCACGGCTCGCGCCCTTCTTCCCAGGCGTACTCGCGCCCGCTTTCGTGGCGGCTGGGCGCGGCCATCATAAAGCCGCCCTGCCCCCGGATGTCGATGCCTACGGATGTCTTGAATGTGGGCGACGCCCACCCTTCCGGCGCGCGGAATAGAATGTGCCGCCCGCCGCCCCCCGTGCGCTGTGACGGCGTAACGGGCTCAACACCGTGGGCGTTTTCCGCCAGCAGGTCGGCCCACCATTGGCGGGCCATTCCAGTGTCTTTGTGGAGGTCCAGATCGACGCAAAACACCCCGCCGGACGCCAGGCCCATGATCAGGCCCATATTGTCTCGCGTGCGGTGTTTGCCGATCTCGGGGTCGTACCAGCGCGAGAACGTCGTTTCGGGCGCCAGGGACGTTTGCAATTCCGTCCATTGCGGGAGGCTGGGGCGCTTCCAGTTCGGCCCTTGTGCGGGGTCGCCCGCCGGGACCACTTGAAGCCCCAGGCCGCGATACATGGCCGCCCACGCGTAGGCGTTGGCGAACTCATGGTTAAACGTGTCGGCTGCGGCGGACATCAAAACTCGGCCTCCTGAGCGGCCTTTCGGACCTTTGCTAGAATGTTCTGAAACCACGCGGCTTGCTTTTCGGTTAGCTCGCCTTCCCATGATCCCAGGTTTTGAAGAAAATCGGCTTCCCTTTCCGAATACCGGAACGGTTGCGCCAAGAGCCATTTTAGGTCGGCGGCGTGTGAGCCGCGCGCTTTCGACGTTGCCTGCTCCCGCCGCTGCCGCTCTGCGCAAACGCGGCACGGCTCGCGGCGCGCGGGCGTTGAACCCCGAGCTAGGTCATGGAAGTCCATACCCGCACCGCCTAGAACACGCTTCAACGCCCGCAGCGCGTTCATTGCCTCGCCCTCGTTGTCGCTGGCGAGCATGGCGATCAAGGGTGCGGCTTTAGGGGGAAGGGGCACGCCCGCACCGCCTAGGCGTCGGTCTTGAGAAGCGCCTCGGCGGCTTCAACGGGGATAAGCCGTCGCCTTCCGACCTTGACGGATGCCAGCTTACCGGCGTCCATTAGGGTGTAAACCGTTGAGCGAGAAAGGCCGAAAGCCCGGCAAAACTCGTCGATCCGATATGCTCGGCGCGGGTGTTCTGTCATCATGGTTCCACATTGGCACGCACGCCAACGTCCGTCAACGTGCAAAAAAAGACGGGACGCTTTCACGCCCCGCCAAGTTGGCCCAGGGGAGGGTCTCTTAGAACTCGGTGTCGTCGTCACCCGCGACCGTCGCCGCGACGGGCTCCGGTTCGGGCGTAGCGGCCGGCGCCGCGTCGAAGTCTGCGGGACGATCCACCCACGACTTGATCTCGAAGATCGGGGCATAGTTGGTCGAGGTCTGCCCCTTGCCGGTGGACTTGATCGCCGTGGTCCCGGTCATGGCGACGACGGGAACCTTGCCGGGGTTGTCCTTGAGCCCCGCCGTGTAGGCGTCGTGCAGCTTGTCCACCGCGCCGATCACCGACTTGGCCTGCGACGCGAACTCACGCACGTCACCGCCACACGCCTTGCCGAGCTTCACCTTGAGGCGAAAGCACTGCTTGTGGTTCTCGGAAGGCCTGGCCGGGAGGGGCTGGCCGAGCGGCACGAGCGCCCACGACGGGCCTTGGCCCGCGACGAAATACACCCAGCCGACCTCGATGGCGCCGAGGTCGAACGCGCCCTGGAACGTGGACGTGATGTCCACGTCATCGGACGACCAGTTGCCCGCGCTGTCCTGATGGCGGTCGATGCGGAACACCCGCCCGGCGCGGGCGTCGTACTTGACCACCGGAAGGAAGTTTTCACCGCCACCGGCTTCGGTCTGCAATCCTAGTGCCATTTTACATTTTCCTCAGTTTACACATACCCGAAAGGGTCGGGACCGCCCATTCTATGCCGCGTGTTCGGGGAACCGGCGGCGGGACCAATCGGCAAGAATCATCGCCGTCCGGTCAAGAATATTCTCACCCGCGATGACGGGCGGCTGGCCGTTCAATTCGCGCAGAGCGACCTGAATAGACGCCGCGCGGTAATCGGGCTCAATGAAGCCATCGCCGCGCCAGACTTCGCGGTCGCCGTCGTGGATCGTGAAACCCAGGAGCGGTTTCCCGCGCGTCTTGTGTGAGTGCTTGCGAACTTCAAACATGCAAGGGCCTTTCAGTAACCGAACACTTCAACCGACTTGGCGCGCGTCGCCGGGTCGTTGAAATAAAAGCTATCCGACGAGTGCGGAACAATGGCGGCAAGTTCGCGCGGGTCGGTCGAGATTGCAAGAAATCTCTGCAACCGCAAAGCCGCGCCCGTAAGCTGGACAATGGCGGCGTCGTATTGCTCGCGCGTGAGCGTGTGCGTTTCCGACTTCTTGTCGCTGACGTAAACGAACCGCACGCGCTTATCCAGGTGCGCCCGCTTGTAGACGGACGCCTGGCGCAGATGCGTCTCGCTCATGGCGGAGGGAACCCGAAGGGTGGTCTTGAGGTCTAGAATCTCATCGGCGAACATCCAATCGAGATAGCCGATCACCGGCACGCCGACGCCATCAAGCGACGTTTCGACCTTGTGCTGGTCGCCCTGGTTGGGCCGGATCGGGACGCCGTGCGTACGCAGGGCGAGCCCCTGCTTGACCATGCCGGGGATAACCCCGCGCTCGGTTTCGCGCTTAGGGTCGCCTGACAGCGCCGTAAGCCGGTCATAGACGGGCAAGGCGACGGCGACGCAGTCGTCAAGCGTCAGGTCGTGGTCGAACAGCCCGGCGCTGACGCCCGCCTCTGTCGCCGTGCCACGGTGAGCGGCGGCGCCCATACCCCCACGGTGGCCCAGGAGCTTCTCCATCACCCACAGCGACGGCGCGTTAAGCCAGAGGTTAATGGACGACGGCGACAGGTGGCCGATGTTGTGTGTTTCAAATGCGTTCTTCATGCAAAATCCAATTCTAAAGGAGAGGGCGCCTGCTCCCATCGCGCCGGGCATTGCGCCGCATCCCAACGGGCGGCCATGACTTCGGGCGTGTTCTGCGGGCGGTTGTGATTGCGGGCAACGTCGGTTGAATCGACGGACGCAAACGGCCACCGCGACCGGACGAGTTGCATCCCCCGGAACATATGGACTACCGGCGTGCGGCTATGATGCCTCGCCAGCTCGTTCCAAAGCGCATCCATCGCGCGCTCAAACGCGACACCGTTGATCGGGTGTTTTGACGGTGGGTGCGCCCAGCCGATGCAGACGCGCGGCCATTCCTGTGTCAGCCGCACCAACCGCGACAACGGCTGCATGAAGTCTTCGGTCAGGTGATAGACGGGCGCTCCACGGTCGCCGTGCGGCCATAGCCGGATGAGGCGGTCTTGCTCCTGGGTTCCCGAGGCGATGGCGTCGGGGATGACGGCCCACGTCGTCGGGCGGTCCAGCAGCGGGTCGCACCAATCGAAATAGCTGGACCAGTAGGCATCGCTAAGATCAACGCCCGCCTGCCATGCCGAGAACGCGCCGTTATCGAGCATGAGGCTGGACGCGATGCCCTCGATCAGCGGGAGGCTGGTCTTTGTCCGGTTGAAATACGAGACGCAGAAGTGACGCCCGGCGAGCTTCAAGAGCGAGCTTTGTGGCGTGATCGGCGTTCCGTGGTAACAGACCGTCATCACAACCAGACCTCGCAACGCAGGCGCTCCGAAGGCCGGGCGATGTCCACGCGAACGCATCCGTCGATCAGTGATCCGATGGCGCGGGCCAGCGTTTCGGCGCGGGTCATTTCGTCGGGCAGCGTCACATGGTCGAAGCCCTTCAACACGTCGCGCAGGGTCCATTGCAGGACCATCGCATCGCGCGGCGGCTCCGAGGGCCAGTAGGCGGTGACCTCGTAGGAGTGGCCGTGCAACTCCTTGCGGATCGGGTCGCGGTGAGACGCGGAGAAATACCAGCCGGCGCCGGTGAGGGATTGGGTCACGCGGCCCTCGCTTGCATCTGCCTTGAACCATAAAGCGCGATCAACGCGGCTTCGGCCCGCCCGTCATCCTTCACGCGCGCCCACTCGCCTGCGTAGCGCGGGAAGTAGCGGGACGCGACGGCGCGTGCGCCATCCTTTTCCGCTGGTACGCCTAAGGCGCGCTTCCAGACCTGCGGTGTTACGTCGTGGATCGTCAAAAAGTTGGCGGCGCAGATACCGCGTATCAGCCCATAGCCGCGCCCGAACGTGAACGCCCCGACCGCGCCTTCGCCCGGCCGCACGCCGACTTGCTCCAGCCAAACCTCGCGCACCTCAATCGCCCACTCGTCAACGATTCGCGCGAGCGCATATTCGTCGATCACGCGCTTCTTTAGCTGGAGCGTCGGGATGTCGATGACGGTGAGATTGCCGGACGGCTTCAAGAACGCAAGCGCGCCCGAGAGGCCGGGGTCTATTGCCAGGATGGTCACGACAGGTCCCCTAACAGAGAAGGTTGCACTGGCTTTGGGGGTGGCTCGTCAAAGAGCCGGGGCTGTTCGTAAGCCTTGGCGATGCGGCGGCAGGCCGTCTCGAAATGCGCCGGATCAATCTCGCAGCCGATGAACGCGCGCCCCCGCTGCACGCAGGCGACCCCGGTTGTTCCGCTTCCTGCGAACGGGTCGAAAACGACACCCTCCGTCCAGCCTACAATCGCCCACATAAGCGCCACAGGCTTCTCGGTAGGGTGGTAGACGTTCCCGGTGCGGGGACACTCCACAACGTCGGTCGGTCGCCCTCTAGGCCACCTGTGCTCGGGGCCTGGATAGAAGCACGCGACCTCAGTCTGCCGCGCGTGCTCGTGCTCCAGGTCGCCCATTGACCAGTTATTCTTAACCCATGTCACGAGGCTCTTAGGCTTCGGAAGTGCGGCGATATTGTCCCACCTGCAGAAGACATAGCTGGAGTGGCGGGCCGGTATTTCGCATGCCCACCGCAGCAGTTCATCGGTTCCGTCGTTGGCGATTTCCGCGTGCTGCACCGTCCGGTAATTGCTTTGGAACGCCATCCCGAACGGAGGGTCCGTCACAACCGCGTCAACCTTCCCCAACGTCGGAAGGATGTCCCGGCAGTCGCCCAGATACAGCGTCGCATCCCCGATCACCTCCTTGCGCTGGTAGCTCATACCACCTTCTCCAACCCTTCCAGATCGCTACGCGGTGCGCCGAACATGACGGCGCGGTGTTCGTCGCAATAGGCGGCGGCGTCCGGTGTGGTGCGCCAGCCCTTGCGGCAACACGAAATCAGATCAACCCCGGCGCCGTCTACAGGAAACGCACATTCACCGAACGCGCGTTCTAGCCAATGCTTGGCGGTCGGCGGTACGGCGTGTGTCTTGGGGACGTAACGCGCTACGTCGGCGGGGGCGGGGACCTTGGAGATTGACCAGTTGGCGACGCGCTTGCGGGCGGGCGACCGTTCGGAGCGGACGGATGATGCGACGGAGTTAATGAGCCCCCGGCTTGCCGCGTCACGTTTCAACCCCCGTCGCGCGCAGGCCCCGGCGATAGCACCGCGCCCCTTGCCGAGGATGCGCCCGATCTCGGTGAGAGAGTGGCCGATCCGCCAAAGCTCTTCGAGCTTCGCCTCCTCCTCCGGCGTCCACCATGTTACGGCGCGCATGGGCGGCTTGTCGAACCCGCCGTGGTTTATGCGTGCCTTCACGGCGTCCACGCTGCGGTCGAGGTCGGCGGCGATGCGTTGCCGCGCCCACCCTAGCCCGACAAGCTCTTGCAAGCGTGTCAGCTCTTCCGGCGTCCAACTTCTCACGGCCGCACCTTCGCGACGGAGAAACCGCGTCCGTTGTTCGCGCGGGCGATAGTGTCGAGGTGCGCCTGGTGGTCGTTCAGGCTTGGCAGGTATTGGTCCGCCAGCCGGTGGATCGGAAGGTCCGCGTATTTTGGGAACTTCCGCGCGTTGTTTTTGCGTTCGGTCACTTCGTTTGCTCCTGAAGGGTTGTTTGTGGCGACAGGTTTCACGCCGCCCCCACAAGCGCGCCAATCGGCAAGCCGGTGACGCGCTCAAGGCGCAGGGCGACGTCAAGCGACGGCTTACGCTCGCCGCGACGGATGCGGGTGATTGCCGAGCGCGACAGGGACAGTTCGTCCGCAAGGCGCTGGTCTTTGTAGCCGTTGGCGGCCATCCACTGAGCTAATGTCATGGCCCTAGTGGTGACGCATAGGCACGGCGGGGTCAATCATTAAAAACGGCCTGGGGGCGCATTTTTTTGTTGACCGTCACGCTTGCGTGGTGACTATGGGGAACAACGCAAACGGAGAAAACGAGATGCCCAAGTTTGTTGGATACCGCGCCAGCCGATCCGCCCTAGGCGGCCTTCAGAACGGCTATCAGACCCCCCGCCGCACGCAGGACTGGTCGAACGGCGAGACGGTCAGGGTCGGCTTCCTGACGCTGGAAGTGGTCGAGAAGGTCGGCCCCGACTACCGCCTTTGGAACCCCGCCAACGGTCGGAAGTATGTTTTCACCCCGCACATGGGGCTTAACGCGGGTTGGGAGGTCTAAGATGCCCGCACACATCATCGCCACGTCGCACGGCGACAAGCGGACGCCTTATGACTGGTCGCGCAAGGTGTCGCTACTCGAAACCCCGGCGGGGTTTGAGGTCGTCACGGAACAATGGTTCTTTAGCCGCGACGGCGAGAAGGACTGCGATATAACGGTCAGCCGGTTCGCCAGCATTACGGAAGCGGCGGCGGCTTATGGGGAGGCGGCTTGATGGCTACTATCACCACCAATATTCACCTGTCGCCCGGCGACGAAATTGATATCGAGCGCGTGGACGGCCACCAGTGGTTGCGACTTAGCATGAGATGTTCGGTGTTCGCTTCCGACGCCGATCTTGCCCGCATCCGCGACGAGATCGACCGCCACTTGACCATGGTGCGCGACCGTGCGGAGGCCGCGTGATGACGCGCAAAGCCTACGTCATCCATTCGGAGTCGCGTTGCAGCGAATGTTGCGCCCGCGACTTCTCACCCAGCGTCGAGGTTTACGAACTCACCGGGGAGCTTGTCTGCATCGATTGCGCTGATGAGGTCTTGGAATGGGAAGCGGCCAAGGCCGAAGAAGACGCCCAATGACCCGCTTTCATTGCCACGCCGGCCAAGTCTACCTCGACCACACGCGCCTTGCGCCCGAGGTCGTGCGCGGGCTGATCCTGCTTTTCAACCGTGAGCGCGCTTGGGCGTTGCTCGATGACATTGGAGCCGCCGCCGACGAGGCGGGGGTGTTTTTGGAATTGGAGGTGGCGTGATGCGCCCTTGGTCCTGGTACGCCTACCAAACGGCATCGTTAATCGTGATCACCGCTTGCATTGGGCTGGTGGCGAAACTGACGGGGTTTTTGTGATGACCCGCACATCCTATCACGTGGTCACGGCGGCGGGCGCTGTCGCCTGCACTCTTGAAACGCTCTCGCACGCGGTCGAATGGGCGAAGAACCACGCGCACGTTGTTCCGGGCCTGGCCGTGAAAAGAATTGACACCGTAACATCGGAAGCCGTTGTTTGGACCGACAAGGAGATTGAAGCGTGAGCCCCACAGACACCCGCCCGATCCCGCTAACCTGCGGCGGCACGGCTTACCATGACCCCGACACCGTGCTTCGCGCCGGTCGGTAAGCCGGGGATGCCGCCGTTCTGCCGCGACCTGCATGAAGCTGGAGGACTGACGCCGTGACGTGGCAACCGATAGAGACCGCGCCGAGGGATGGGCGCGATATTCTGCTTTGGGGCGTCCGAAGCTATCCGCGCCGCCCTCAACCCCACCAAGCACGGAGGCGAGCGTGAGTGAGCGAGAGAGGATTGCGCGGATCATGTGGGAAACCTGGGTCCGTGAGGCGGACGCAGGCCCGATCAGTTGGGAGGATGCCCCGCTGTACGCCCCCGAGGACGCTAGGTGCGTGCTGGCTTGCGCCGACGCAATCCTAGCCCGACCAGAGCCTTCCGAGGCCGTGGTGGATGCGGTGGCGCGGGCGATATACCGGCGAACCGAGGTCTACCCGGAGTACGCTTTGGCGCAGATGAACGGCATCTTGGCCGAAGACCTAGCCCGAGCCGCTATCGCTGCATATGAAGGGGAGAGGGGGAAGTGAGCGCGTCCGCTGCCGAAGCCAGAATCCGCGCCAAGGCCGAGGCGGTCCTACGGGAGCACTTTCCCGACGCCCGTATCGTCCACGAGTTCCCGGTCGCAAACGTCCGCTTAGACCTTGCCGCCATCACCCCGGATCGCCTCGCCTTGGTGGAAATCAAAAGCGAACTCGACACCCTCTCCCGCCTTGAAGGTCAGGTGCGTGGGGCGCTGTCTGTGGGAGGGCCGGTTCTGGTTTGCTTCGCACCGCGCTGGGCCGCCGCCATCCGTGAGATTTGGACGAGCAAGGGGCTCTACAACGTCGAGTGGCTTCCCGAAACGGACGCCGGCTTTGCGAATCTGCACCCTATGCGGCTGGCTCCAAACCAAGATCGGTACAACAATCGCGCCTTGCTCTGGTTGTTGGTGAAGCCCGAACTTCTGGAAATGGCGCGGCCATTCGGCGGAAAGTCGGGCCACACCGTTACGGAACTCCAAGCGCTCGCGCACGATAACCTGACTGGCCTGGAAATACGTCGTGGCGTTATGGCCGCCCTTCGCGCCCGGCGGTTTGGCTGGACGTGTGACCAACCTGCAAAGGACGCCCCATGACCCGCGCTGACCTGATCGCCGCCGTCCGCACCGCATCCGATAAGCCGTACCTGCCAGAGCGTGAGTGTCTGGCTATCGTGCGGGGGGTGTTGGGAGTGGTGAGAGAGCCTAGCGAGGGCGATACCTACGCGGTTATGAGGGCTCGTCAGGAAGGCGGCGCGTTGCTGTCCTACGCGATGGACGCGGCTACCGACACCCCGCCACACTCGCCTCTAGCTCCGCCTCCCGCCCGATCCTGAGAGCACGTCCGGCGCGGTATAGCTTGGCAAGCTCAAACACGTTCGGAGCGCCAGCAATCGCCGCATCGGCTTGAATTGCTGGCCTCATTACTGGCCTCCCCTCAGAACATCCAGAGCCCCCGCGCACACGTCCTCGGGAGCCGGCCTCGCCAGCACCCGGTCAGCATGACGGCGGGCACTCTCTGCCACAGCGCGGGCGTCTCTGGCGGCTTTGGCGCTTTGGGCTACACGCCTATCGGATTCAGCCTTAAGGCCCGCCACGGCGCGGCTCTGAGCCTCTAGCGCGGCCTCTAGCGTCGTGGTGTTGGCTTTGCATGTGGTGAAGTCGGCCATAGCCCTCGCCGCGACCGCTTCGGCCTTCGTGACGCGGTTCTCGGCCCTGATCGCCCGCGTGCACTGTCCAACCGCAAGGGCCATGAACAGGACGGCGACACCGGAGGCGATAGGGCCGGCGAGTCTGCTAGTCAGTAGCGTCAGGATCATCAGAACGCCCTCTCCACCCACATCTTAAGCACCCGCAACGCCCCGACCAACGCGAGCGCCACCAGCTTCACCGCGATCAGGAGCCCGAGCAGGACGCCGAGGATCAGGACTAGCCACTCGGAACCGTCCATCACGCGGCCCGCCTGCCGACCGACCACTTGCCCAGGTAGTCGGTCGCATCTTCCAGCGAGAAGAACGGCTTGATGTAGCGAACCGGGTCGCCAATGTGGTCAGGGTCAATGACGGCGGCCATCGAACGCGCCCAGTTGCCGTCCTGAAAGCCCTTTTCCTTGGCGTAGTGGTCGAAGTCTTTGTACGCGCCCACCCGGAAGCCATGGCAGAGCCGGCGCGGGTCGTTGTGGAAAATCGGTATATAACCAGTTGTATGTCGATGACCGCAGGCCAGGATATGATCCCGGTGGCCGAACAGGGTCTCCCGCACCAGCGCGTGCGCCGGGTTGAATTGCGAGCCCCCTGGAAAGTCGTGGCGGACGTGTAGCCGCACCGCAGCCCCGCTCGGCATGTTCAACTCAAGCCGGGCGCCGCTTTCCTCCAGCCCGCCGATCTGGCCGAACAGGCGGTGGATATAGTCCGATACGTCGCCCTTCTCGGTGTTCCAGTTGTCGTGGTTGCCCTTGATCCGCAGAAGCCACGGAAGCGAGCCCATGAGCCACTCGATCAGCTTGAGCGATTGCTTGGCGGTTATCTCCTGGTGGGCGTAGAGCTTGGCGAGGCGACCCACCCAATTGTTGCTATCGTCGCCCACGTCCACGGCTAAGACGCCCTCGGTCTCGCGGCAAAGCCTGACGTCGCGCTCTAGGTCGCCCCACGCGCAGCCGGGGTCATCAACGTGCGGATCTCCGAAAAACGCCAGCATGATCGGCCCGTCGATATTGACCTGCACCTGCCGCAGTTTGCCCGCATCGTGGTGGGCCTTCCGCTTGGCGTGGCGCTCGGTCAGTTCGGCGATCAGTTCCTCGGCGGACTTCTCCCCGTCATGCGGGAGGTCGTCGAATGTAAAGGCAGGCTTGACGGTTTCGTCCAGTTTCAAACCATAGCGGTTGACGGCGACGTTCAAGCGGTGCGTCGTGGTGTTGAGGTCGAGACACAACCGGCGAGCGGTTTCAGCGCGGGCCGAGAAGTTCCGCCGCCCTCCCCGATTCGCGCCCGTCCCGAAGCCCTCTGAAACGCACTCGTTATAGACCGCGACCGTGCGTTCGGCCTCTTCGATGGAAAGCTGTTTCGCAGCCATTACGCCACCATCTCAAAGTGCGGGCCGTCGTACTCGCCCCGCTGCCACGGCACGCCGTCGCGGTTCCAATCCGCACCCCACCTGACATTGACCCCCACATCCTCGGCGGCGGCCATCATGAGGTCGCGGATCACCCGAAAGCGGGCCTTGTCCGACCAGGGGACCGCGCCGTCGATCAGCGGCACAAGGTCAACCGCGTGGCCGGTCCCGTCCGCCTGGATCATGTGCTTGCTGTTCCGGGTCCAGGTCACAATCTTGCCGGGCTTGGTGCGACCTTGGGCATAGAGCTGGTTCTGCCTGGCCGATGACCGCAGCCCCTCGGTCACGCGGATGGGAAACGGGGAAGCCTTCGCGGCTTGCTTGACCGTCTCCACTAGCTTAGGATTCACACCCTTCAAGCGTTCGTTCGATAGCGCCTCAAGTTCCGGCATTAGCTGCCCTCCTTTGGCTCTGTGTGATTGGTGAGGCCGATCAGCGCGGCGAGAACAGGGTCGGGACCGACGCCACCCGGCCAATGGCCCAGGTCACGCCGTCGGGACCAGTTAAGAGGTCACGAACGAGTTTCATCTGCCGCCCACGAGATCGACAATCCACTTGCCGACGCCCAGCACGATCAGCCCGCCGAACACCGTGAAGAACACGCCGACGGTCGCGAACACGCCCTTGCCGACCTTCTGCAGGCCCATGAGGTCCTGGATGTGCCGCGCCGAGCGGCGGACGTCGCCGATCAGGCCCCGCCCGCCATTGCCGTCGCTGTCGGGCTCCTCGCCCAGCTTGGTTTCGATCGCCTCCAGCGCCTCGCCGGTCACGCGCAGGCTGTCGGCCATGGCGCGCAGGGTCCTGGCGGTGTCCTCGCGATAGGCCGCGCGCTCGGCCTCGGCCTTCTCAAACCTGTTTGACAGAGCGCGGATGTCGGCCTGCAGATCGTTGTGCGAGGCTTGGACGGTCACGGCGGATCATCCGCCGCAGGCTTCCCCGCCCCGGTCGCCACGGTGTTGCCGCGGCGGATCACGCCCGCGCAGCCGATCAGGTTGATCGACGCCCGCCAGCGCGAGCCCGGATAGGTCGAGACCGTGTTGTCGGTCACCACGCAGTCGCGGCCGTCCTGCAGCGAGATGCCGTTCGGATAGCCGCCGACAATCCGGTTGCCTCGGATCGTGATCCGGTCGAACCCGCCGTCGTCAATGCCGGCGCGGACGTGGTTGAAGCCGCAGACGCCCTGCGTCTCGCCCACCACGAGGTTGTCCTCGATGACGATGTCGGCCGTGGGTGGGCTGGTCGGCCGGCTCCAGAGCTGGATGCCGTCCGGGTGCTCGTCGCCCAGGATGCGCGTGCCGTGGATCACATTGCCCGCGATCCGGCCGTTGCGGCTCTCGCCGACCTGGACGCCATCGGAGCGCATCCGAGACAGGCCGCAGTCCAGCACCTCGAACCCGTCCACGCGGCTGATCACCACGCCGGACTTGTAGCCCGACGCCCGCAGGCCCGAGATCATCACGCCCGAGCCGCCATTCACAAACACGCCGTAGCCGTCCGCCAGCCTGGCGTCTTCGGCGCCGGGGCCGACCATCTCGGCGTCCTTGATCGTCAGACCGACCACGCGGTCAAGGCGCAGGCCCACCCATGTCCCGCCGATGATGGTCAGCCCTTCGACGCCCGCGCCGGGATAGAACAGGCCCCGGATCTCCGCCTTGCGGGCGTCGATCGTCACGCCTTTCAGCGCCGCCGCCTTCGGCCGCCAGGGGCCGTCATAGACGCCCTCCAGCACCAGGGTCTGGCCGGGCCGCACTGAGGCCCGGGCGTCCGCGAGTGTTGAGGCGGCGATCATCTCAGACCCACCCCCGCGCCACCTTCCAATCGGTGATGGCGCTTTGCAGCACGTCCCGATGGACCAGCCCGCTGGGGTGGATGTTATCCCCCCACACTTCGCGCACCGTCTTGCCTGCCGCTGCCGCGCCGCCCAGCGATCCCGTAAGCGTCACCGTGTAAGGGCCGGAACCCGTGACCGCCGTCACATCGCGCAGGGTTCCATAGCTGCCGCTGTCAAGCAGCACCGCCAGGGCCATCCCCAGGCTCGGCGCGTCCGTGGTGACAATCGTCCCACCCGAGACATAGGCAGAGGAAAGCGTGCTCGAATAAGGCCGCACCGGCCAAAGGTCCCGCTGCGTCGATGTGTCAACAGAGCTGTATCGCCACGGCGCGATGGAACCGATGATATAGCCCCCGGCGCGATAGTACGCCGACGCATCGCCTAGGCCGTCCACGCCGCCGACGTCGGCGTTGAAGTCCCACGCCTGAACGTCCGTCCCCGAACCGCCGTAGTTGTAGCCGGATTGCGGTGTCTGGCCCCCGACGTCCGCGTAGCCGTTCGAACTGGTGACGGCCGGCAGGCACTCGATCTGCGTGATCGGCTTGCTCCAGAGCAGACCGTAAAAATCGACGAAACCAGCCCGAACATCGCCAACAAAAGGAACGGTGTTCGAGATGTGCTGGCAGAGCACTTCATCGAAGGGCAGCTCGCCATAGGCATCGACCACCTGCTGCACCGCGTTCCGCTTCCCGGCCCAGTTGGATGTCGTAGTCCAAGGCGAGCCGGTGCCGACCGCGCGCTGACCTGGGATGCACATGATGTGATAGCCGAGACGCTGGCTGCCCGAGTTGTTATCGAGCCCCCGCGCAACGTAGCCGAACTCGTTCCGGCTGCTCCAGTTCGAGATGGCCCGGCTGTCTGCGGACCCGTAACCGATACTGTCGCCGACAACTATGATCGCAGGCCGTCCGTCGCCGCCCTTCGCAATCATCATAACAGGCTTGTAGAAGATGCCATTACCGCCGCTGTTCGTCACGGCCACGTTGTCGGTCAGCCGCGCAAACCACGTCGTCGTGGCGCCGTTCATTCTCTCCTGCCCCAGCGGTGAGGTGGGGAGCGCCTGCTGGGTCACACGCGGGATTGTGACCGAGGTTCCCGAGACCCTGAACGTGAGCCGGGCGACATAGCCGGTATTTGCCGAAAGTGTCGCGGCGACCCGTGGTAGCCACTCGCCACCGTTCGCGTTCGTGACCGTCGCGCAGCCCCCTTCCGCCGCCCCGTCGCAGGCCGTCCAGACGCCCGAAGACGTCTCAATGGACCAGCCTTGAACAATGATCGAAGCGCCCCCTGCCAGGAGGGTTTCGCCGCCCGACGACGGGCTGAAAAAGGACGGGCAGAACACGCGCGGATCGGTGACGGCGTAGTCCGGCGTGGCAAAGCGGAACTCTACGACGAAATAGGTGTTCGTCGCATGGCTCGCGCCCTCTGTCGGCCAGCGGAAGCCGGTCCCCATCACGCTGAATCGATCCGCCGACGTGCCGCCGGAGGACGCCGCAGCCGGAGCCCCCCCGAACGGTAGCCCGATCCCGATGCCGAGTGACATTGCCATCAGACTTCCCCAAACCCACGCAAAGCAACGAGCCGATATTTGAACGTGAAGTTGTTGGAGGCCAGCAGCAGGCGGATGTTTGTCGCTCGCCCGTAGGAGCCTTTTCCGTAAGCCGTGGCGCGGAAGATCGAGCCCGCCCCGGTGTTGATAATGCCCGACAGATCGGCGTCAATTTTGGTGAAGGCCGTGCCGCTGTCCGGCGTGATGACGCGGAACACGCCGCTGCCAAGCTGGTTTGAGGCCCCGTTAAGGTTGCTGCAAAAACCCATCTGGGCGGCAGTCACCATCGCCGTGCCGGTTACGGTCCCGCCCGTCGTTTCCGAGGTGAACCAGAAGGAGTCATAGTCAGTGGCGCCGGATTTATACGTCGCGCCACCGTCGAAGCTCAGGCGGCCTTGCAGGTTGCCGATCCCGCTTTGCGAGTAATCCCAGATATGGATTTCCCAAGCCCGGCAGCCGGTCGGGTCGTTCGGGAGCGCGATGTCAACCGAGGTCTGAGCCGTGACCTGCGTGGCTTCTGTGTAGACCGTGCCTTGGAGCTTCTTGCCCTGCTCCTTGAACCGTCCCGTCACGTTGACCAGTGCGAAGTCGAGCGTCAGGGTGTCGCCCTGCGTTCCGGCCCACCCTTCGATGGTGAGCGTTCCCCCGGTGTTGTCGGGGCTTGGGTCGCCCACGCGGAACAACACCGCGCCCGCCGATCCGGTGATGGTGAAGCGTCCGTCACCCGTCACCGTGCGGGAGAGGTCGCCGGTCGAGGAGCCGAGGAACGAGACATCCTCATAGCCCCGGTTGGCAATCGAGGCGTCCGCGCTGGTGAGGTACTGAATATCGACCAGAAGCCCGTCAGCGGCGAAGATTTGCGGCGTGATGCCTGCGGAGTTGGCGACCACCGGATTGGCCAGCGGTGTTGACAGGCTGGCGTCCGAGAACAGGCTTGAGGGGTTGGTCGTCCCGGCATCGTACACGCGCACCTTGCCCCCGGAGACGGGGACGTTCGAGGCGTCCGTGATCAGGATGCGTCCGTCGTATAGAAGGCCCATGGCGCCTCACAGTGCGGAGTGATAGGGTGGGGGAATGGCCGACGATGAAATTCGCTGGGAACTAGGCGAGCGGATCGTGAGGGACGGACAATTCGTCCCCGGCCTGTTTGTGTTTTTCTATGCCGGCGTGATCGGCTGGAAGTGGATCGCTAGGGCTGTGCGAAGACGTTGGGCGGCGCTTCGGAAGCCCGCGCGCCTCCTGCAACTCCCGCCGCCGTTGAAAGCCTTGCCGCCTCCCGACCCGCAATCCCGGCTATAGGCGGGCCGTATCCAGGCGGCGGCGCGACCCTGCCCTCGGCAATCAACCGCTGAAGCGCCTCGATGTCCTTGGCGGTCACGTTTTCCGCCGCCTTGCGGAAGTATCGGCCCGCCAGTTGCATCAACGCAGGAACGGCCACGGCGGGGACGCCGCCGCCCGTAAAGCCGCCAGCAATGCCGCCGACAGTGTTGAACAGTGGATTGCGAAGGAGATTGCCGGTGTCACGCAACCTGTTCGCCTCTGGGCTGCCCACGACCACGCGCTCAACGGCGGCGGCTTCCTCTGGCGTCCAGTTGGTGATTTCGCTGCTATGGAGAGGGTCAATCGTCGGGCGGATTTTCGCGCGTTGGGCGTTGACGACGTTTTGCCCGCTGTTGGCCGACGCCGCGCCAAGCTCGCCGGAGCGTTGGCGGTTCGCAATTTCCCTGGCCTTCATCCATTGCGTGTTCGCCTGGCGGGCTTCCTTGATCAGCGGGACGTTGTAGCCGTCCATTAGCTGGTCGATCTCGCTGCGGAGGAAGCGTCCGATAATCGACTCGGCTCCACCTTGCGCCACGGCCATTTCGTAAGCGTCGGCCCGCAGGGCGTCCAACTGCTCAAGCGTGACGTTCCCGGTTTTCGCCATTTCATCCAGTCGGGCGCGAAGGCTGTTGCCGATGGGGAGCGCCATCTTGCCTTCCGGCCCGCTGCCGGCGCGCTTCTGAAACTCAGCCGTAACCCTTTGGGCCAGGCCCTGCATATCATTGTCCGCAAACGTGAAGCCGCTGGCGTTGGCTTGCGTGTAGAGGTCGCGCTTCTTTTGCTCCAGTTCCGCAACCGTTGGAAAAGCCGGGGCGGGTTGAGGCTTGCCTCTGCGCGGGGTCGCCAGCGCGCCACCACCCGCCCCAAGGGCCAAGGTCAGGGGGTCGACCGCCGCACGGCTAGAGGCCGACAGACGCTCTTGAGCCGTTCCCCGATCCGCCGCCGCGTATAGCGCCGCCTGACCGCCTGCGAGGGTTGCGCCGCGCGCCGCGTTGGCAATGCGCCCACCTTGGGCAAACACGTTAGCCGCGCCACCGACCGGGACAACGGTTGTCGAGCCCATGCCCAGGCCCTTGAGCCCCAAGGCCCACCGGGGACGTTCCGCCGCGAATTGGTCTTCCGTGCCGCGCTGGTAGGCCAGTTCTTTTTGGTACGTCTCGACAACGGGGTCGGTCAGCTTGTGGCGTCCAGTGACAACGCCGGTCAGCACGCCGCCCGCCGCCGCCATCTCATCGAGAAAGCCGGTCCCACGGTTGAAGTTCGCCATGCCCCCGGCGATGGTCTCGACAACGCCAGCGGGGCGACGGGCGCGGCTGCTGAAGTCAAGGCCGCCGGTCGGCTTCCCGCCTTGCGGCTTCACGGCGCGGTCTGAGAAATCGAGCGGCATTTAGCGCTCCTTCGTCAAGATGCGGCCATCGGCGGGGTTGATGAAGCGCGACCCGACCGGAATCTTTTCAAACTCAGCGGCGGTTGTCGGCGCCCACGGGTTCGCCTCGGTTCCTGATGGTGCCTTTGCACCCTTAAACCGGGCGGCGGCGGAGCGTTGTTGCGGCGAAAGGCGCTGGTCGAACCCTTGGGGCGGCGCGCGGCCATCAGCGTTGCGGGGCGACGTGTTGCCCCCTGGCGCTGCCCGCGCTCGCCCGCTTGGACCGTCGCTCTCGAAATCCCACGTCCCCATCTGCGGGAAAGGTCGGGGCCGCCCGCCGAGGTCCGCTGCGGCGTTGACCATCATGGCGCGGTTCATTGCCTTGCGGGAAAGGTTATCCGGCGTGTCGCCAAGCTGGGGAAGGTTCGCCCTGATCTGTCGCTGCGCTTCCGATGCGGTCACGGCAGCACCGGACATGATTGGCAGGAGGGCGGCCTCGAAACTTTTCATGGCTTGGTCGTAGGCTTGGTAGTCATCCCCACCGATGGTCTTGGCTATCGCCATTTTGTCGATGCCAAAGATGGTTCGCTTGCCGCCTTCTTCCTCCGCACTGAGCGCCATGTTTGCGGCGCCCCAATCCTTGTTGAGAGGGTTAAACCCGCCGCGAAGGCGTCCGGTCGGCTGCGTGTTCCAACCTTCGGACTTGTACATCTGGCGTTGCGCGGAAACGACGGGACCAAGCCCGAGCGCGATGCGGGCGCGGCTTTCGGAGCCGGGCGTTAGCGGCGCGAACGGCTGATCGGCGCTTGTGCGCGGAACCGATTGCTCAAACTGAGCCGCCGACATCCCCTTCGGAATGGGGTTCTCAATCCACTCTTGCCCATTCCACTCGGCAAAGGCCAAGCCGTCCTTGCGGACACGTCTTTCGCCAGGCTCGGGCATTAGTAACCCTCCGGAAGTTGGGCGCCGAGCGAACGCCCGCCGCTGGATGCCCCGCTACGGCCCGGAGCGCGCGGCGCGAACGTCTTAGGCCCGCCACGCCCGACCACCTCGCCGGTTGACGGCATGACGGCGATCCGCTCGGGCGCCAGGATCAGCGGCTTTTCGGGGGCGTTGATGACCAGTTCCGCCTTGCCCGTCCGCCCACTGGCGCGCGCGAGACCCGCCGACGTGGAATAGAACTTCCACTCGTCATCGAGCTTCGCCCCGAACGCCTGCAATTCGGCGTCGGTCAGGTCGGCCTCGGTCTGGCTGTCGATCTCCTCTTGCGGTACGCCGTAGGAAAGCAACTCGGGCGCGCGACGCCGCCACGCGCCAAGACGTTGGCCTTCCGGCACGGCGGAGAGGTCTTGTTTGATGGCGCGGAGGGATTCGATCCGCTCCTTGACCAACTCGCGCTCATCCGCCATAGACGCCCGCCGCGCCCTGGTAGTCACCCGACGCAATCATCGGAGCGGCGCGGGTGGACGCGCGGCGGGACCGGATGCGGTCGTCAAAGGCGTTGGCGAAGTCGGCCCCGGCTTGCACGTTCGGAAGCCATGAGCCTTCCTGAGCGAAGATGTTGCGCGCCACTAGAACACCCCCATCGTGCGAAGCGGGCCGGGGTTGGCCGCCGTCTGCCATCCGCCGCCGAACGAGCTATTCCAAGCATCGCCCACGGTCTGCGGGTTCATCGGCGTCGTGCGTCCGATGCCGCCGCCCCAATTCGCAAAGGCGTTGCCCGCCGCGCCCGCAACCGCTCCGAATAGCTGCTGATTGGCGACCGAACGCGCGTTCGCCCTCGCCCCGGTTGATGCGGCCTGATCGCCGTAGATGTTGGAGGCGTTGTTGGCGAAGTTCGTGCCGGATGCGGCCTGATCGCCGTAGATGTTGGAGGCGTTGTTGGCGAAGTTCGTGCCGGCGTTGCCGACCGAACCCGCCGACATGCGGCCAATGTCCGTCAGCTTGAACAGGTTATTGTTGGCGGTGTCGTAACGGTCGGTCTGATAATTGCGGTCGGCGTCAAAGCGGTTGTCGCCGTAGGTGCGCTGATCGACGTATCGGGCCGTTCCGTAGTTCCGGTCCTCGGAGAACACGTTGTCCGCCCGGCCTTGGCCGTATTGGAACTGCTGGTTCGTCCGGTCGAAGGCTTGAAGCTGGCGATTGTACCAGTCCGCATAGCCCTGGTTTGCAAGCCCCTCGCCGCGCGCCTGGAGCGCCATTGCGGCGTCCCCGGACCGAAGCTTGCCCCGCGCCGCCGAGGCCGCGTTGACGGCTTTCAGGCCCTCACTAAGCCGGAACTGATAACCCGGATCGACCTGGAACTTGGCGGGGTCGATGAAGCCTTGCAAGCTCGGCGCTTGCATCGCTGCCCCACGCTCATACGTCGGCGCTTCCGGGGCGTCCGGGCGGCGCATGTTCATGTAGTCGGGAACGGCGTTCGGGTCGGGCGCGGCGGTATTGAGCGTGCGACCCTCGCCCTGTCCGTGCGCCTGATAATGGTAGGCCGCCGCCTCCTCCGGGCTGTCGATCACCCCGCCTTCCCAATTCGGGGGCGTCTGGCCAACGGACGATTGCGCCCACGCGGCGACGTCGGGGTTGGCTTGCAAGTAGGCTTGATAATCCTGGCCGTCGCCTTGTTGCGGTGTCGGTTCGCCGGGGATGCCGCCCGCAAAACCGCCCTCGACCTTGGCCGCGCCGCCCCCGCCCGCGTTCACGGGGCCTTGAGGCGTCATCGTCCAGGGGTTTTGACCGTTCGGGCGTGGGGTGAGGCCAAGCCGCCCCATCAGCGCCTGTTGCGCCGTGTTGCCGCCCTCAATGTAAGGCGTGTTAAGCCCGACGATGCGGTCAAAGTTGGCCTGCTGTGCGGCAAGGCTCTCACGCGCCGCCTGCTGGTTTGCGGCGTCGGTCTTTGCGGCGGCTTTCTTGGCGCTCGACGCGCCCAGAAGCGAAGCCCCGATGCTCAACGCGGGGCCGATGAGTGCGGTGAGCGACATCTCGCCTCCTAATCAAGCAGGTCCCAGAACCGATCACTTCCGCGCCCTTCGGCGTCGGCTATCGGTTCAAGCGGGAGAGGATCACGCAACGGGAAGGCCCGAGCCCACCAGTCGCGGAAGTATTTGGTAGCCAAACCGCCATCCACGAGGACGACCATCGACTGAAACGGTTGCAGCGGTGAGCGGCTTCTGATCTGGCCTAGCAAGAGCGGCGTGGCCCGCCCGCTCGTCATGAAAAGCATCGAATTGCGAATGGTCACGGTACGTTGACCCGCACCGCCGAAAAGCGCCGCCCAACCGGGTCCGACACCTCAAACTTCAACATGAGCCCGTACGGCGCCCGCGCCTGCCCCAAGGCCGTCCAACGCACCGTTTCGGCGTTGCGGCCCGTTGCGCCCAGGCTCCGATACCGCGCATCGCTCCACGTCGCGCCACGGTCCCTAGACCACCGAACCCCGATCAGCGGGGCGCTCCCCTGCCCGCTTCGCGGCGCGTCGCCCGTCAGGCAATCAAGCTCGACATTGCCGATGTCCGCCGTCCCCTCGGGCACGTCCACCACCGCCATGAACTCCAGCGGAAACACCGTCGAGCCGTCCGTGCGTCGGTCGGGGTCTAGTCGGTAGAGCTGCGAGGATAGACGATCCGTCGCCAGGACCGTCCCGCCGAGGTTGGCGAAAAAGCGGGGCCGCCAGTAGTCATAACCGAGCGAAAGGAAGTTGGACCAACGCTTGGTTGAAAGGTCATAAACCCACGTTGCCGTTGTGCCGAGGTGCAGCACATAGAGCGGGTGCTGGTCATAGATGAAATACGACGCCGACAGGTCCGCCGCCGCCGTGTTGCGGATTTGCTCCGAAAGCCCGCTATCCGAGATGACCGAAGGCGGCCCGCCCTCGCTCACGTTTACCGAGCAATTGTCGTCAACCCAAAAGAGCGCCCCCGCCGCGTTAACCGCCGAAGCGATGGCCCGACACCCGATGTCGAACTTCAAGCCGCCCGCCGGTTCCAGTGGCGACGCGGCGTCACCCGTCAGCCGCCAGAACTCCGTCGTGGCCGAACCGAAAAGCGCCAGTAGCTCCCCAAACGCCCGCACGCCGACCAGCGGGTCGGGCGCATATTCCGCCGAGGCGAAGTCAAGCGCGGACCATGTCGAGGTGGCGGGGACTTGGTAGTAAAGCGCATCCGAGCCCGCTTCCGGCGCGGCCCAATAGCCCCCAAAGAACGCCACCGACGTCGCCCCGGCGTTGCCGGAATCTGGGAACGTCTCCGCCACAACCGACACGCCGCTGCTGTCGTACTTGTAAAGCGCCGAACCCGTCGCAATGCGGATGATCGAGTTGTAATCGGCGTCGAGGCCGCCATCCATTTCGACCACGCCCGAGCCCGGAATGGTCCCGGTCAATGCCGTCACCGCACCGCCCGACGTCACCCGGTAGCAGGTATCATTGGCGACAACGAAAGCGTCACCACCGATCAGGCCCGCCTTCTGAAACACCCCCCGGATGGGCGCCGTTCCGACCGTGGTGAAGTCCTCCAGGCCGGGCCGCGCGATCAGCGCCGTGGGGGCGCTCGGAAGCGTGGGCGCGTTCTTTCTCGGATATGCAATTCAGCGCAATGGCTTCCGGGAAGCCGGTGCGCTTGTAGGCGCCGAAGTAAACGAGCGCGTCGGCCATCAGATCAGACCCTCCTCGCGCGCGTGTTCGGAACAGTGGTTACGGGACCAGAGAAGCCCGTCGATCAGCCTTGCCGCCCGTACCGCCCACCGCTTGCCGTGGTGCGCTTCCATGCCCACGCGGGCGGAGAAGCTGTTGCGCGGATCACCGCCGGTCAGGGCGTTAACGAGGTGAGAGAACCCGGCGAGGACGCGCTCCAGATACCGCCTCACGGCCACCCCGCACCCATGTCGATAGCCTCCAGCTCGGCCCGCGTCGTGACCGACCGACATTCGTCCTTGAGCCGCCACCAGTTGGCCTGCGCTTGCATCGCCCACGCCCGAAGCCCCTGCATCAGGGCGTAGGTCTCGGCGTAGGTCGGGCGGATGAAGTTGTTCGACGTCGTGCGGATACCCGGCGCGTCAATCGTCAGGTCGCCTACACCCGCCGCGATAGCCTCGGCGCATATGTCCTTGAGCGTCAGCCAGTTGGTCCGGTCCAACTCATTGCGGATTTGCAACGTCTCGCCGGGGTAGTCATCGAGCGGAAAGCCCGGCGCCAGGAACGCCGCATAGGCCGCGTCCGCCGCCAGGATGCGCCGGTCCCGCTGCGGCGAGGTGGGCGCAAGGGGACGCAATTAGTAGACCGCTATCATCGACGTGGCCGATTGGCCGGTCGTGCTTGTGCTGTTGACCCGCTTGAACTGGATGGGGAGCAACGTCCCCGCCGGGACGGCCTCCAGAATCTTGGTCGTGTTGTCCGGCGCCACCAAGGCGATGTTGCCCGCCGCGCCAACCCAAAGGGCGCGCGGATAGTTGCCGTTGAGCTTGGCGATGTCGGTGCTATCGGACGCCGTGACGGTCGCCAGGGATGCGCCGGGGCGCGTCATGTCGGACATCTAGGTCTCCATATTCAGGTCTTCAGGCCGCAGGAGCGCCCGGTCGAAGGTGGGGGTATATTTCTGGTGGAACGCCGCCCGGATGGCCGTGCGTCCGGCATTGGCGAGCGCCATCACGTCATCCGGGGCCGCACGCTGGAACACCGGCCCCGCAATCCGCGCCGCAATCATCGCCGCCACGTCGCCGTCATGCGTCGGGCCGAACGGCTGCTCACTTGTCAGCGCCAGGCCGGTCAGCGTCATCCACGTCTTCAGTTCGGAGATGTAAATCTTGCGCGTGGAGCCCGAGGTTCCCGTCGTCTCGACAATCGCGCCGTTGTACGGAAGCCGGTCGGAGCCGTCCTCGGTGATGGTCGTGGGGATAGTCACCGTGGGCGAACCGCTGGTCCACGTGATCCGCTCGTTTTCCTTGGCGGTGTAGTCCGCCGTGATCAGCACGTCGGTCAGCTTGCGGATCGGGAAATAGAGATAGTAACTCTGGGCGTCCTCAAGCGCGGCGTCCATTTGCTCCGCCTCGGGCGTGTCGCCCATGGGCAGGGCGCGCGTCATGCGGATGGCCCGCGTGAGGATAACTCGCATCGTGGTCATGCGGCCTCCGCCAAGTCACCGCCGGGCTGCCGGCGTAGGTAGGTGTGAAAGCTTCCCGAATAGGCCGTTCCGTCCGCGCCGTGGTGCGTCAGTTCAAGCCTCGGGTTGATCCATATTTCCCCGCCCCGCGCGTTCCATCGGCGGGAGAAGGCGTAGTCCTCGCCGTACCAGACGCCATCGAAAGCGCCGTGGTTAAACAGGTCGTGCGAGAGGCGATAAAGCGGACCGTAGTTCAGTTCCGGGTAAGCCTTCATCATTTCGTTGACGGCGTGCGGCGTGACCTTCAGGAACCCCGCCGGAACCCATTCGCCCCGGATGCAGCCGTCTTCGCGTTGTTCCGGGTAGCCCTCGGCGTCCGTGCGCCAGGTTCCCATATATTCGACCTTCTCGGTCTTGAAGCGGTAGGTCCCGCAGACAACGTCACCCGGCGTCTGCACCAGCTTGACCAGTTCGCCCGGTTCCCAAGACATGTCGTGGTCAATGAACACCACCACGTCAGGCTGCACGTCCAACGCCTTGCGCAGCATCGAGGACCGCGCGTGTGAGATGTAGGCCGAGCCGACCTCGTTGACCGCGTAGTGTTCAAACCCCGCCGCGTCGAGGTGCGGGACCTCAGCCTCCAGGGCCGCCAGATAGGCGTCAAACGGGCGCTTGATCGTCGGGGTGCAGATGACCAGCTTCAAGGCTTTCGCCCCGCGCCTAGCAGCGTCCAGAACTCCAGCGACGTAGCCGAAACATCCTCAAAGCCCGCCGCCGTCATGGCCTTGGCGAGCGTGTCAGGCACAAACCCGCAATGGTGCGCCATGTAGGGCATTTCGCGGATCAGCCGCGCCATGCCGTAATACATATCAAGGCCGCACACCGGACCCGCCGGGGAGTCGTACAGAACCTCCTCGTCGGGCTTCACGCCGTCCAGATTGGGGACAACGACAATCGCCACACCGCCGGGCTTCAGCACCCGGTAGAACTCGCCCAACGCCACCGGAACCTCGTGCGGGTAGACGTGTTCAAGCGCGTGGCTGGTATAGAGAACGTCGAACCCCCCGATGTCGCCCATGTCGAGCATTGAGGCGACGATATGCGGCTCAACACCGGGTTCGATGTCGAGCCGCACCTCGTCATGGCCCGTCAGCCACGCCGGAAGCGGATCACGCCCACAACCGACGTGGAGAACGGTCTTACGCGGCTCTAGCAAACTCACCCACCATTCTGTCGGCGGCGGCGGCGTAAGCGTCCGCAGCCTGTTGTGCCGTGTCGAAACGGCCAAGGTGATGATGCCGACCGTTGACCACGATCTGGGCAACCCACTTGTTGCGCTTCTTGTCGAAGCTTGCGCCTTTCAGCCCGCTCGTGTTGCGGTCGCGCATCCCCATGTTGTGAATGTTCTGCCAACGGGACGCGGCGCGGAGGTTGCTCCAGCGGTTGTCGGCCCGTTCGCCGTTGATGTGGTCAATGTCTTCAGCGGGCCACTCGCCCGTCATGTAGAGCCGCGCGAGGCGGTGCGCCCGATAGGGCCTGCCGTCCACGGTCACAATCCGATAGCCGCCGCCGTCGTGTTTAGGCCCCGGCTTAATGTAGCCAACCGGCTTGTTCATGTAGTGCGCCGACTGAGGGCGGGCCGCGCCTACCCGGCGAAACTCCCCCGTCTCCGGGTCGTAAGCCAGTAGCTCGGTAAGGCGCTCGCGCGTCAGGGGCTTGCGGTCAGCGTTTGAAACGCGTTTACGTTGGGTAGCCATTTGAACCTCTGCGAAGGTTTGAGTGGTCAGGTCCCCGGTCGGCGTTAGCGCGCCTCCGGGGACCGCCAATATAGCGGAAAGCTTAGTTAAATCAAGTACTAAGCTGACCCTTTCCACAGACCGAGATTGGTCAAGGTGTTCATGATCTCAATGATCGCGGCCTTGACGTCGCTGGTGACGTCCGCCGAAGAGGCGGTGCCAACGAGCGCGGTTCCCTGGGCGGCGCCCGCACGCTGGCTGATTGCCGTGGTGCCGTAAAAGCCGATCAGGTGAGAGGTGGCTTGACCCACCTTGAGGCCGTCCGCAGGGGCGCGGCCAACAACTTCAGCAGTCATGAGACTGTCCTTTCAAAAGATACGGGCGGCCTTAGGCCGTGCCGGAGAGGCGGACGCCGCGACGCTTGTCCACGTTCTTCACGCCGTACACCACGTCGAAGCGGTGCATGTGCGTGTCGTTGGTGGAGTCGGACGAACGCCAGTAGCGCAGCGTCAGGCCGGTTTCGGGGTCGGTGGCGTACTCCGCCTCGCCCGAATACGGCATGATCAGCTTCGCGGACACAAGCGCGATGGCTTCCGGGCGGAAGACGGTCGCGAACTTGTACGTGGTGTTGTCCGTGTCGGCCTCGGTGTCGGAACCCATCCACTGGATCGCGGCGTTGTCGTCGGGCGCCGTCGAGGACGTGCCCCGGCAAGAAACCGTCTGGAACGCACCCGACGAGATGATCGGCGGGCTGATCGTGATGTCCAGGTTCTGGTCGTTGCCCGTCCCGGTCGCCGCCGAGGTGCCGCCCGTAATCACCGTGAACTGCTGGAGGTAGTCCAGGCGCTCCTTGGTGATCGGGTTGACCGCGTAAACGTCCGCAATCGTGAACACCTCGCCCGCCGCGACGGTCTTGGCGTTGCCGACGTTGTCAATCGACAGCGTCTGCGTCCAGTTGCCCGAGGCGACTTCCGAGTAGGCCACATCCTGGTTGGCGCCGTCGATGACCGCGTTCCCGTCGCGCGTGCCGGTCGTGACCGTCGCCGCGTTCTGGGTCGAGTACCAGTCGATGTTGCCCAGCACCGGGAGCTTGGCGCGGGTCAGCGCGTCAGTGGCTTCCTTGGTCTGAGCGGTCAGGCCCGACAGGCTGCCGAGCATGGCCCACGCATCCGAGGGGTGCATGAAGCCGACGCGGCCATCGGTTTCCACCGCTTGCTCGTCCAGGCGCTGCGGAGCCTTGGTCAGGTCCGCATAGCTGTTGATCGCCTGGCCGGGCGTGCCGACCCAAGAGTAGAACTGCTTGGTAACGGCATGGATGTCGCCGTCGATCTGGTTGGCGAGGCGGCTCATGGCCGACGCCATCACCTTCGACTTCAGGAGGCTGTCAACGGTCAAGGTCTCCTCAAGCGAGGTGAACTCGACGTCGATACCCTTCTGCTTGTCGATGGTCACGGCGATTTCGCCTTCGACCACGTCTTGCACCGAGGCGACCGCACCGTCACGAACCGTGAACTCGGGCGGACGCTTGACATAGACGGTCGTGCCGTTGGCCTGGCCGTTCCGCTGGATCGGCTTGACCACCATGTCCTTGTACTCGCCGGAGACCAGCTTGGCCGCGACG